TATATAATTAAACACAAGTTATATAATTAAACACAAGTTATATAATTAAACACAAGTTATATAATTAAACACAAGTTTAATACTTAAATTTATACTATTATTTATATAATAATAGTATAAAACATGTTAAAATATCTTAACGATCTAGATACTAAAAAACCTAAATTAAATAATTTAGCTATGCTTCCTGGTTTTAATATAATAGAGCAAGCAAAAACTAAGGATAATTTTAAGAATGATACATTTAACAATGATACATCTAATAAAACTATTGTAAGTGAAAATATGTTTACTAAATTATACGGTTTAATTGATAATGTTAAAAAACAATTTACCAGAAAAAATCACAAGAAAGCACAAGGTGAAGCACGAGCACAAGGTGAAGCTACGCAAAAACAAGCAATAAAAGTAAATGCAATAAAAGTAAATGCAATAAAAGCAAAAGCAACAACATCAACAAATCGAAAGCATGCAAAAGCAGAAAATACGAATAAAAGCAGGAAAAAGAGTGCTTAAGCCTTGAACCAATTACTATTATTAAATGGACTAATTAACACATTACTAATTCTATCTTTCCAATATTTAACACGCTGCTCAAATAGTAATTCTTTACTTGTTTTAGGGTATAAATCTTTATTTACATAGTCCTTCTCAAGCTCACTTTGTTTTGGTTTTACACCGTAACAATTTGAACCTAATTTCGTATGAGGATTAGGAACATAGCCGCCATTTATACCAGGTAATCCGCAATCATATTTATGGCCTTCTTTATCTTGCAATTTTGTCCAATCACTTTGACTTGTTGGATAAAGTCCAAGCTGATCTTTAGTCCAGCCATAGCTGCACCAACTTGCGCCATTTTTATGAGCCTCACTTAATTGATTAAAGTTAGCTAATTCTCCTTCAAATGCTTTGCAAATTGCTTTAGCATCATGATATGTAAATCTATTACCAGGAACATGATAAACCTCGTTAAAATTCAGCGATATGTCAGGTTGGACAACAACCGATTTTATATTTATTTCGGGTTTGTCAGAAAATAAACTTTTAAATTCTGTCATAATATTAATATTAAAAAAATAAGCTAATCCATTAACAAAAATTAGAAGAATAAATATTCCCCACAATAACGCCTCAATAATATAATGCCCCGACGTTTGATTTGAATTACTTGTATTACTTCCATAGTTATATGAACTGCCTAAAAATGAAAATATTATGTAATAAATCATAATAATAACAATAAGGACTATTAATACAAAAGGGTTGGAGCCTAAAGTGTTTAAATTATTGTAAAAATCTTGCGTTATATTATTAACTAATGCCATAATATTATAATATTATAATAATATAATATTATAATAATAATAATAATTTTTTTTCTATAATCTATAATCTATAATCTATAATATTTTTCTATAAAAATAGCAATATCCTTTTGATGTGATTAAATGAGTTTCGCTAATTTCATTAACATCGTCATCATCAAACATATACCACTTTTGATTTGAATTTTTAATATATGCACTATAATGTCCTCCTTGACTTTCCCCGCTATGATTACAAATCCCAAATAATTCATAAATATATGTTTCTCTATTATAACCTATAACATATTTGCTCAGATCTAGGCCTAATAATGGAGTATGTACTACATTATTTAATTTTTTATTTGAGTTATTAAATCTTTTGAAATCTACTACTAATATACTTGGTAAACTCCAGAATTTAATAGTTTTTACGACATCTTGCTTTGCATTTGTGTGCTCATTAAACCACGCGTTAGAACCTTCTAAAAACTCATTATTAGTATATAAATCAAAACAATCGTATATAGAACATTTTTTATTATTATTATTATTATTGTCACTATGCGGTAGCGGTAAATTAATTGTGCTAAAAGGTTCAGGTTTAATACTTAAAATCTTATTACTATTATCGTTTGTTATAATTAATGAAACATGTATTCCAAAAAATAAATCAATGATTTCAGAATAGCTAGCACTATAAGTGTTTTTAATCATAATATAACATGTTTTTGCCAATTCATCAAGATCATGTTCGGTTTTTCCATCAACACTTATATTTACCTTTCGCTCTAGTGCTTCATGAAAACAATCGAAAATAAAAATAAGAAACTCCGGTAAATCATTTTGCGAATAACCTGTAAATAAATCTCTCTTTTTTAATGCTGCTATTGCTTGTATAGTATTTATAAATCTGTTTGGACTAATTATACAGTTTTTACTCCATAACAAGTCTTTTAAGAGTTTCCATTCTTTCAAAACTAATCCATTGTCATTGTGCTTAACAATGTTATGTTCGCATAAATCAATGAGCTCATTTAACTCATAACAATGCGATAATATTTGCATACACGAGTTTATATAACATGTATTTCCTAAATTACATAATCCCGACAATCCTTTATTTTCATATTTGGCCAATAAATCATTAGATGCCAAATATTTATAATCTAGTTGAGCATTCATAATGAAATATGTAATGTGTTTAATATATTAAATAATATATATTTAAATATATATTATTTATATTATTCATTAACATTAAGTTGACAATTATGAATACTATAAATTCTATAAATCCTATAAATTCTATAAATCCTATAAATCCTATAAATCCTATAAATCCTATAAATCCTATAAATCCTATAAATCCTATGGATAATTTGCTACTATTCTCAAGTAATTATATAAATCATTTAAATAATGGAACGCTCTATTTAAACAATTTAATATATATGTTTAATAACAATAACACCAATTATAATAATAATAACACTAACACCAATAATAATAACACCAATAATAATAACACCAATAATACCAATAATACCAATAACACCAATAACACTAGCAATCAAAGATTTGCCTATTTATTGGATTATAATTTGGGTGATTTTGAGAGATTATCCAACACTAATTTATATGATTTAATTAGTACAAATAGCGCAGACTTATATTATGGAAACATAGAAAACCCTAAAAACGAAACATGCGCTATAACACACGAAACATTTTCTAATTGTGATCAAGTAACTATGCTTAAAGAATGCGGCCATATATTTAATTGTTGCGCTATAAAGAAGTGGCTAATAGATCATCAAACATGCCCAAATTGCAGATATAATATACTAACTAATTCTAACATTATTAGTTATTCTAATCCTGATAATAATAAACAAATTTTTTTATATAGCAACGAATTCAAATTTTATTTAGCTTTACATATTGATAATTTATTAGCAAATAGACGAACAAATAACGAAAACGAAAATGAAAACGAAAACAACGAAAACGAAAACGAAAACAATGATTATGATATTGGATTACTTATAACTTAATAAATTATATTGACACAGTCATGGGTATTATTAAAGGAATAATATAACTATTATTTATAATTTTTAACCGCTCTAATCTAATTTGTCTAGCTATTTTCCATTTTTTACTTCTAAAATACATAATATTTTTTTTAGCATCGCTATACAATGTAGGGGTTTCTTTGAGAGATTTTTGCAATTCTCTCAATTTATCAGTTTCATTTTTATAATTTTCTTCCATAACTTTTATTTTTTCAAATTGCTTACGTGTTTCAATACATCTTTTATTATTATCATTTTTTTTCAAAAATATGTATTTTTTTATATCTGCTAACGTTTGTGTTTCAAACCGTGTAGTAAAATATTTACCTCTTACATGTCGCAAACTATCATTGTTTGTATTATTAATACCTTTATTTCCACAATATGGACAACGCGAATCGCCATTTCTAAACCAACTAACCAAACAATGTGTATGATAAGTATGGTTACATTCTGGTAATGTATAACATTGCCCACAAGTCAATTCGTCTTTACATATCATACATTCTTCATTAACATTATTTATATTAAGGCTAAGAATATTAATTGCATTTGTTAAAGTATTCATTATAAGCTTCACCACTTTATTAGCTTATTACTCAAGTAAGTTTTATATATTTTATTTAATATATTATAAAATATATTATAAAATATTAAATAAAATATAAAATAAAATATAAAATAAAATATTATAAGCTACGTCTTTTAATATAATTCTTTTTAGACTTTTTGCTTTTTTTGCCTTTTCTTCTTTTTGTTAGTTTGCCTTTTCTTCTTCCTGCGGCTAAACCTAAACTTTCATACCACTGAGTAAAGTGTGCTTTAATCTCTCGTTTACTATTATAATAATCTATATATTTTGAAGCATTGGTAATTTTCGTTTTAAGCTCTTCATTAGGAAGATAATCATCCATAGTAACTGCATGTCTTGTTATAGGGTCAGTATTGTTTTCTCTAACCCATTTGCTAATTTCCGATTTTTCATAATTAATTGTTTTTGAAGGCACATCCGGCAGGTTCAAATACACCGGATCTGTCATAATAGTGAGACTTATTAAACACAAAAAGTTATTTTCTTGTAATGCGGTTTCAATATATACTGCCTCTCTCTCTTCTGCTGCCCGATGAAAGTTCTTATTAGTGTGCCAATATCTTGTCCAAATATCGTCTGTTATGCTACGTCTATCATGTAGACTAAGGTGACGAGAATAATCTGTTTCAAATTCTATTTCATGTTCCACAGTAGCCATTATTTTTTTTAGTTTTGTAATTCTTTTCTCAACGCTTTTTACCATTTCTTTACTTTTTTTGTCATTAAATAATCTAAATAATCCCAAATTATTATTAGCTGTCTCAAGCCATAACTCAAAATTAAATTTAGCACTCATTATTATATTATTTATAATAATATAATAATATAATAATATAATATAAATAATATAATAATAATATAATATACTAATAATATAATATAAAAATTAACATTAACATTAACGTCCGCCTTTTAACAAAGCACCAAACGCGCTCCAATAAGGTAATATTATAGGTTTTTGTTTTAATACGTTTAATATAGTTTGCGACACGCACTTTTTATCTACAACAATTTGATATGTATAGTCTTCAAACCATGATTTTGACATATAATAATTTCCTTTAAAACCCTTTTCATCTCCCCAAGAATTTTCAACTAAAAATCCGTTTGTTTTTGAATTATCAAAATTGTAGCCTTTTATAACCACTGCATGAACTGGACCAGACTGCCTATAATTTAGCGCATCACATTTTTTCATATAATTGTCAAAACCAAAAACATCTTCATAGTCAAATCCTTCTTTATCTAAAAATCCGTGGTCATGTGAAGCATATTTTTTAATATCGACCCCCACCCATACACCTTCTTCATTATTAATTGATGTTTTAACGGCATCTATCATTATATTGCTAGGAACATTAATAAAATTTTGCTCACTAGCACCTAATATATTGAATGCCATTTCAACATTATATAATTTATAAAATGGAGTATATTTACACGGATAATTTATTAAACATATTTTGTCTCGTGCTTTATATGGAACATGTTTTTTATAAAAGTCCAACGGACTTACATCGGCAATTTTTTGCGCTTTTAATGATTTATTGTTATCACTTGTTTCATAATATTCCCATGTTATTTTACTAGGCGGCTCACCCAAAAACAACACCAAAATTTTATAGCAATCAAATAACATTTCTTGCAATAAACGATCTTTATTTTTGGCAATTTCAGTTTTTGACATAGTTCTAATTTTATGGCCGCATTTTCGTAAAAAGTCATCATAAAATTGTTCTAATTCTTTGGAATTAGTGCTATGAAAATGATCATTCATATTTGATTTTGGTACTATGCCATATTTTTCAATTAAATTTACAAAAACATTCCACTGACCACCATCATCTGTTAATCTGTCTAACATGTGTATTAATTTTACTAATTCTGTTTCGGTTTCTAATGTTTCTAAACTAGTGCTATAACTTTCTAAAATATAATTTAAATAATAATTCGCCTTTTCTAATTTATCATAAAAAAATAAGAAATTTTGCGAAAGCTCAAAGCTAGGTTGTAACTTATACTTTTTAATCATTTTATAGCGAATAATATTTAAAAACGCAAATAACCAACATCTACCACTATTTTTTTGATTTGTTACATTAGCATTTACATCAATGATTTTGTTAAATACTTGTTTTTTATTTTGTATATAATCACTTTTCAATATTAATTTTTTAAAGTCGGACTTTGTATTTACATTTCTTAACACTTTGTTTGTTTTCTTTATATTAAAATTATGTGAAAAATGTGTTAGATTTTTATGTGTTATATTATTTACCATAGTTATATAAAAAAATATATATATTAATATAACACTATATTAATATATTTTATAAACAATAAAACAAAACAATAAAACAAACTAAATAATATAACAAAACAATATAAAGACTTATTTACAATCTTTCAAATATTTATCAAACAACAAACTTTTAATTTCTTTACATTTTAATTCTTCTAATTTTTTCTCATATTTTTCGGGATCAGTCCATTTTTCGCGCAATTTTGCTAACTCATTATGCCATGATTGTAATGTAGCTCCTCGCTTCATTTTAAATGCATTCATATTTTCTAAATCCAAGGCATATAACTGTAATAAGGGTTTCATAATTTGATTACTAATATAATGGCTATAGTCTAGCTCCAATTTATTAGCCTTAATATAATCAGGGGTCTCTATTTTTTCACCTTGCAAAGCCTTTTTATTACTATGCACAATATACGCATAATACATCCTATCTCCACTAGACGGTTTGTTGCCGCTGTCACGCAATCCA